AATCATTCCCTGGAGTGCTATCCAGGAGTCGAGTTGGCCATGCGATTTGCCGGCCGTTTGTTTCTTCCTGTCCGACTGGTCGCCGGGCACAGATGCGTGGAGCTCGTCGCGGACGAATCCACGGACGAGCTCCTTGAGTTGGGATGGGTCGAAACCGTTTTTGAACGGGTTCCGCTCACCGGGGGGCGTTTCCGCCTTGTCGGGTTCCGTGTCGACCGACGCAGACTCGGTGGCTTCGCCGGTTTCGTCGGATTTGGTGCCGAGCAGTCGCGTGTCGGGGTTCATGCCTCGCCAGCAGGGGCCCACCTCGAGAAGGTTCACGTCGTTCAATTGGCGGTATGAACCTCCGGATCCGTCGGATTTCATCGAATAGCCGCCCTGCGGCACTGAGTAGGCGAAGCTGAACTGGTCGATGCGCTTCTGCGCCATGAGGTTGAACACCTGCACGGCTTTGGGGTTGTCCATGTCGAGCTGCGCATCGACCACGAGGCCCTGCGGGGTTTCCTGCATGCTTTTCACGACGCCGATGTTGCTGAACGGGTCGTCGTGGTCGTGGTTCCAGTAGACGGGCAGCGGATGCTTTCCCTTCGCCCATTCGTCGACGCTTTTGCCGAACGCGCCGGGCATCACCCGGTCGCCTCCCATGTCGATGTTGTTGAACACCGACACGAGTGCCGTGAACCGTCCCTGCGGCGTAATACCGCCATCACCGATGGACTTGAGTTCCACCGGCGCGTATGCCGTGTTGAATGTCATAGCGATGCTCCATTCGTGATGTTCTGCGAGCCGGAATCATGCGGTGACGCCTGCGTCCCGCCGCCGCGAATCGTGTTGAGCGGCGTGAGGATGTCGTCGTATGCGCCGCCCTTGGAAGGCAGTCCGTCGCGTCTGCGCCCCTCGTCGACGCTCATCCATGGGCCGCCGACCGACGAGCTGATGACCTCCGCCTTCTCGATGAACGAGCCGTCGAGCGCCGAATCCATGTCGTAGGAGACACGGATATGATCGTCCGGCTGCAGGTAGGGGACGATCTGCGCGTTGATGCACCCCTCGATGCGACGGAACGTGGGCCCCAGCGTCTCGCGGTACAATGCGTCTCGGAACGCCTGCGTGCTCCCGTAGTTGGCCTGTCTCGCGCCGACCATTTCGGGTGGGACGCGATAAGCCGATGCGACCTCGATGTCCGTCAGGGTGCGGCCCTCGACCTCCTGCGTCTCCTTGGGAGAGAACGCCTTGATCTCATTCCACTTGATGACGCTTTCCAGCACGGGACTTTTCCCCTCCATACCGCCGCCATCCACGTAGTTCGACAGGTCGGCCTCGAGACGCGCCCGCGCCATGTCGCTCAACGGCTGTTCGACGGCCTGGTCATGCGTCCAGATGCCGGGTATGCGCGCCATGCGCTTCCACAGGCTCCGCCGCCATTTGACCGACTCCGTGTACTCCTGCAAAGTCTGCGACAACGTCACGGCGGGGGCGACGCCGTTGGAGGCGCCGTACCCTTCATCGAACAGCAGTCCGGAGAGCGGGAACGACGTGGCGGCGCCATGCGAACCGGGGAGCACGATGTCGATGCCGTCCGTATCCGTGTAATCCGTCTGCGTGAACCGCCAGCAGAACGTCGGCCAGCGTTTCAGCTCGTAACCTGACGGTGCATCGGCATTGAGATTCAATTGCGCCATCGTCCGGTCGTAAATCAGGAAGTCGGTCAGCCAGTCGTACCAGAATTTCTGCGCCGGGAACATGAGTCGCGGTTGTCTGAGTAGCTCCCACACGGGGCCGTCCGTGACCTCCTCGGCGCCGTTCGCGGTGTCCCTCATGATCTTCAGGGGGACGGCGGAAACGTTCGACGCGATGAAGTCGATGACCTTACGAAGGCTCGGCTGCTGCGACCAGAGCGTGAAGTTCTGCGAGTACGCGATCAACGGCATACCGGGGTCCGGCGACACCACGTCGCCCGCGACCCTCCACGGTTGCGATAGCGACGTCATGTTCGACACGGCGTCCAGCGACTTTGATTCGACCGTCGCATGGTCAGGCCAGAAGAAACTCACCTGTGCGACCCCCTCCATGAAGCGAACAGCAGGAAACCGCCCGCCGCGAGGAACGCCAACGGGACGAAGATGAAGCCGAGCCCCACGCAGATGGCGACGGCGCCAAGGACGAATAGAAGGTCGACAAGCCATTCAGGCATACAAACCACCACTTTCGTAGACGCTCCTGCGCCGTATCTGACGTGTCATCGCCTCGGACAGGGCGTCGAGGGTGGCGGCCACGCCGTCGATCTTGTCCCTCGCATCCGCCTTCGACGGTTGCACGTTGCCGTTCACGTCGCTTTTCACTGCCAGATTGTCGACGTTCCACCGCAGCACGGGGTTGCCGCCATGCCGGAACAGCGGATGCTTCGCATCGCCGGTCAGCAGGAGCCTTTGCAGCTCCTTCAACACCGGGGACAGGGTCTTGGCGCCCTGGCGAACGACTGTGAACCGTGATTCGGATATGCCTTGGTCCTGTAGGTCGTTGACCACTTGCGTGGCGTTCCACGGGTCGTATCCGATGGTCTGCACGTCGTAGTCGCGCAGGTCGTCCAGGATCCTTCGCTCCACATACCCGTAGTCGGTCACGTCGCCGGGCGTGAGCGTGAGGAACCCATCGCGGACCCACTGCGAGGCGTTGCCAGAAGTGCGGCGGTCGAGATCGTCGAGGTTGCCCTCAGGCGTCCAGAAGCGCACCATGCAGTCATACGAGCCATCATCGTTCGGAAATACGAGGCTCCACGCGGTCAGATCGGAAACCGCCGCCAAATCCCAACCACCAAAGCATGGACGGCCCTTGAAAGCCTTGGGCATGTCGGAAGCGTCCACCGGACCACGGTTGCGATCCCACGAGGACAATGTGATGAACCGCGTCTCCTGCTTCGTGCGGATGCCAAGATGCAATCGCAGGTAGCTGGCCAGGTTAGCAGGCGAATTCTTCGCATGCAACGCCTGTTTCGCCAGGTAGTCGGCAGCAGGAGATACGCCATAGCCGGGATTCGCCTTCATCTGCGTCTCCACGGCGAACGGGTCATCCGTCTCGCTGGCACCCCACACGACCCCATACCAGGAATCGTCATGGATGGTCCGCTCGGCCAGCTGCTCCACGTATCGCCGCGTCTCGTCGTAGATCGTGTGCGTCTTGCCCGCGTCCGGCGTGGTGATATACACGCCAAGCGGCTGCGTGCGCGAACCGCGTCCGGTCTGCAGCGTATGCACCAGGTCGGCGCTCTTGTACACGTGCAGTTCGTCACAGATGAAACAGTGCAGGTTCATGCCGTGCGCCGCATCTGCGGCACTCGAAATGACCTCCATGTATGAGCCGGAAGATGGGTGAATGATGCGCTTCTGATGCGCCTTCATCACGCCCTCAAGCGCCGGAGTCTTCTCGACAAGCTGCTTGACAGGCTGGAAAACAAAACCAGCCTGATGCTCAGTGGAGGCAGCACAAACGACCTGCGCGCCACTCTCTCCGTCAGCGCCGAGCATATACACCGCAATACCACCCGACAACGTCGACTTGCCGTTCTTGCGAGGCACGTCAACATACAAATCGTTGACGATTCTGACATACTTGCCATCCTCGTTCGGGTGGAGCCAACCAAAAGCCGGTGCAAGAATCCATGCAACCTGCCACGAGGCAGGGTCCAAAGGCTTTCCAGCCCATTTCCCCTGCGTATGACGCAGCATATGGAACGCGGCAAGCACTCGGTCCACCCGATCGGGCGAGAACACGGCGCCATCTACGTCACGAGGCTCAGGAACCTTGATCTTCGGCGCCTGCCATGCCTCCGGCAGCTCCAGGCCACGAGACAGCATGTACGCGGCGACCTCCGGCGACATCTTCAACGCTTCGAGCGTCGCCGCATTGGGAAGGTCGACCTTATCCAAATCCCGCGGAGAACGGATTGTCACTTTCCCCATCCTCATCGTCCTTACCCGCCACATTCGCCTCGGCCGCCGGCGTCAGACCGAACTCATGCGCGAAGCTGCGTATGGTGGACTGTGCGTTGCGCAACGCGGCGACTGCAGGATGCGCCTTGAGACTCTCCTTGCCTGGCGTCACCAGCGAACCGTTGGCCTTAAGCTCCTCCACGGCCTCACGCAACTGCCAGACGGCCATGCAATACGACACCAGAGCGCCGAAATCACCATCCTTGAGCATCCCGCGATCCGCCAGTGACGGAACGATCCTGCGCCACTCATTCTGCGCCTCATCCGGAAGCCAATCGGGCATCTCCGGTGATTCGCGAGTGAAATCAGCGGGTTTCTCCACCCGCCTGCCACCGGAATCGCGGCCCTCTCCGCGACCATTGAGCACCCTGAGCTTCAACGGGGCCTTCTGGGGACCACGACGACCCATGAAAGCCTCCAAACATGACCAAAACGTTGAATATGACCGGTTTCGACGCTTGAAACGCTCACAAACAGCCGAATCGTCGACGGGCAGGGACCGGAGGGTGGTTTCTCCATTTTTTCGCGAAACCTGAGACGCGAAAAATTTGACCTCGGCGCGCGCCGAAGCGACCGGCCGTCCGTTTTTCGGAGACGCCCCCTACGGGTGGTGAGTGCCTTGAATCGCACGGAACCGTGGCGCTAACGGCCTTGTACGTATTTGTCCCATATGTTCATGGTGATGGCGTGAGGGTCCTCGTGGCGGGCTTTCTCGCGTGCCCGTCGAGCTCGCTCCATGTCGATGCTTTTCCGTAAATGGCATTGATGACATAAGGTCTGCGCGTTGTTGGGGTCGTAAAGTGCGCCGCCGTCCGCGATTTCGCGGATGTGGTCGACTTCGTTGCCGGGTTTACCGCATTTGACGCAGCGATTATGGTCGCGGCGCAATACGATGGCGCGGACCTGCGACCAACGGTGCTGGTCGATGAGCTGTGTGTGTTGCGATGCTCGAGTCCATGTGTCTTGGTGTTGCTCGCATCGGCCGCGGTATGTGGCTTTGTTGGTGCAGCCGGGGTGGGTGCAGCGCGCTCGCGGTTTGAGTGGCATCAGTCGATGGTGATGCCGAGGTGTTGCAGCGCGGTGGTGAAGGCGTCGTAGTAGATGCGCATGCCTGCCGCGTCCCATGCCGCTTCGGCTTGTTCGCAGGTGATGCGAACCTCACCCGTATCGGTGAGATGGTCGGCTATGCGGGTGATTTGGTGATCGATATCGGCGAG